TCATTAGAAGTAACTAGAACAACAGAGAAAAGCGCCTTCTACTTCTAATAACCATAGCGGCGGGAGAGCCCTTCTCAACCTACCCGGTGATGAGGGCTTCTCTCGTATATAGCCGTATATATAGGCGATATGCGCTATGGTTATTAGAAGTAGAAGGCGCTTTTCCCTGTTGTTCTAGTTACTTCTAACGACTACTTCCTCTAAACCCTTAACCCGAAACGCCTACGGCGTTTCGGCTATGGTGGTATAATAACTTCATAAGCGCCCTATACCCCTCTGATAGAAAGGAAGTGCTATGGCACAGAGTAAAAGAGAAGAGATGAGTTTTGAGCACGAGTGGAAGGAACTTCCACTCAAAGCTCTTATAATGGCTTCGGAGAACCCGAATCAAATGGACTCTCGCGTGGTTGTCCGGTTGAGAAACGCTCTTGATCGTTTCGGTTTTGTGCAGAATCTCGTTGTGATGCCTTCCCGGAAACGTAAAGGGCGCTATATAATCATCGGAGGAAATCACCGAGTCGAAGTTCTCCGAAAGATGGACTCACCGCCGGAGAAGGTCATGTGCTGCGTCGTCCCGTACATGAGTAAGGCTCAACGGAAACTTCTCGCACAAGCCTTGAACCGGATTCAGGGCTCCGATGATCGAGATAAGGTTCAGAGTTTATACCAATCCATCATCGGAGAACTCGGTCCGGAAGCTGTCGATGAGGTGGTTGGTCATCAGAGCATGGTACAGAGACTTCTCCAGCAAGAGGAACAGTGCTTGGAGGAGGCTGTAAGTAAAGCACAAGAAGACGACGGAGAGCAAGCCCCTTCGGGAGTGGAAAGAGTCCGAGCAAAGCCGAACTCGGTATTCAGAGCGGATTGTAAGAAATTGTTCTTTCCGAGCAACATCTTCGACTCCGTTGTAACCGACCCTCCCTATCAAATCGGAATCTTCGAGCAAGGATGGGACTCTCAAGAGGTGGTGGATAGTTTCACCGCTGATTGGGTTGCTCATCACCTTCACTCTCTAAAACCGGGAGGCTATATGGCGGTGTTCATAAACGCTCGCCAGTATGACCTCGTGGCAGGAGCTCTTCGGAAGAATGGACTCATTGTGCGAGACCCGCTCATTTGGGTCCGGTATGTTGCGAAGATTCCCGGCAAGAGACTCAATCGTGACGGAACGGTTTACACAACGACGAAGTACGGAGCGGAGCTCATCGCTATTGGACAGAAGCCTCCAGAGGGTACTTTTGTTAAGAATTACAAGAAATATGGAGTGGGAGGCTTTTTCTTCGAGGATGCACTCTTGCCGTATCAGAGCGACGAAGATGTAGTCAAGGCGAAGAAGCTAGGTCGAAATATCTTCGACTTGGCGCGTGCTGGTAAGATCGGAGGTCGCGGTCATAGAGCTTTACAAGGGAATACGGTGGGATGGATTCAGCTTGAGGGAAGAAGGCCCTCAAACGTGATAGTTCTCCCGGAGGACGGAAGTGTGCTCCCGGAGAACTACCGCCCTTATTATGTTATCCCCACGGTTCGGCATGGGTCCGAGGAGTCACAAGACCACGAGACCCAAAAACGTGTGGACTTGTGGGAGTGGGTTGTCAAGCTGCTCACTCCCCCCGGTGGGTTAAGTGTAGACTTCTTCGCCGGGTCGGGAACGCATGGAGTTGCTTGCTTGCGTTCAGGACGCCGCTTCGTGATGGTTGAGAAATCGAAGCGGCATTATAACACCCTCTGTAAGAGGCTGGAGGAGGTGGGTCATGCCGAGAATGATTGATGGGAAGGAATTGAGTGAAGAGGAAGCTCGCCAGTGGAAGCATATTAACCCCTTCGCTCGTTGCCCGGAGTGCGGGTCTACAGCCGTTGAGTTCGACAAGTTTGCTCTCCACAACGAGGAAACCCTTCGTTGTTCGGAGTGCAGTTGTTGCTTCTCAATGTACGAGGCCCTACCTGCGGGAACTGTCCCTCAGTAAGAGCCAAGGGGTGAGGCCGAATCGCCCCTTGGCTCCCCTTTTACTCATCATCAATCTTCTCAGGAGAAATATATGTCCAAAGCCTTGAGCGGAAAAGCCGACGGAGTTCCCCTTCCACCGAAGCGGTCTCGGAAAGCTCTGTCCAACAAGCGTCGTAGACACCACCTTCCCGGAGGGAGACTCAAACGTGAGGAGAAACATTCCCGCGTTGAGTTCGTTATGACTCTCGTTCGAAACCGCTTCTCTTATCCTGAAATTGCGAAGGCGTTCGCCAAGAAGTATAACCTGACTCTCAAGGGAGCGTATTTGTTCTTACAGAGAGTCAACTGTCAAGCCGTTCGGGAAATGGAGGAGTGGGATGCAACAACACTCATCAACATCTTTCAGAGAATGGTTTTGTCTCTGGAGGATCAAATCAAGAAGGCCAAAGCTGATGGTGACCACAAATCGGTTATCCAAGGCGAGCTTGCCCTAGCGCGGCTGTTCGGGTTTGACAAGGGAACATTCATCGCGGCTTTGCAGGAAAACGTCGCCCGTCGCCGGATCGCTACGAAGCAACTTCCGGCAGGAACTCAGGTGGATGAGAAGCGTGAACTTCTTGCGAAGGACATGCACTCACTCACGGTTAAGGAGCTTCAGGCGATGCTGAACGCTCCTGAAGTTGAGGAAGCCCTGGAAATTGGACATGGTATCAAAGACGAGGAAGATTCAGACGAAGCAGGATGAGGTAGCCGAGAAGAGAAGGCTTTACCGTTTGATCGCCGCGAAGCATGTGGCTGAGCAACGGATAGAGTTCGCAACGAAGCACCATCGGGACACACGCGGAAGGCCGCTGAGCTTCCAATATCGCCCTTACCTCAAACTTCCTTATGCGGACCCTTCTCCGGTTATCACAATGAGAGTGCCGGTCCAGATCGGTAAGACGGAGTGGCAAGTCTGTGACTCTCTTGCCTGCGCTTCGTTGGCGATGAGTGTGTTCAACGTCCAACCGAAGTTTGAGCTTCGTGGTGTTCACGTTGCTGAGCGCTTCGATAGGTTAATCGCAGGAAGCCCCTACTACCTCGAACAGGTTAAACATCGGCATGGAGCTCGTGACTCTACAACACTCAAACACTTCGGTCCTGGTTCTCTCCGGTTTGTCGGCTCGCGGGTTGAGTCAGATATGATCTCCTTCCCGGCTGATGTTCTGGAGATTGATGAGCTAGATCGTTGTGATTTGTCAATTCTCGTTCTAGCGGAGGACCGACTCCAGGAGTCAGACTATAAGCTCATTCGGAGGACATCTACTCCGACGATTCAGGGTTCTGCTGCTCTACGAAACATCGACTTCTTCTTTCAGATCTCCGATCAGAAGCGGTGGTATGTCCCCTGCCCTGAGTGTGGGTATGAGCAAGAGATTCGTTGGGATACTCACCTCGTCGATATAAGAAGGGATGATGAGGGAAGAATCATCGCTTTGGATTTGAAGGACCGCGATTGGACGGAGGGAGCTTGGCGCAGGAGAGAGCGGAGAATCAAACTCCCTTGCGCGGAGTGCGGTGGTACACTGGACCGGCTCGCAGAGGGAAGATGGATTCCCACGAGGCCGGAGATTCAAGAGCACTCCGGTTATACAATGTCTCGGCTCATAGCAGTTACAACTGAGGTTGAGCATTTGTGGTTGGAGTTAGAGAAGTCCGTGGGCAACCCTGCTGCTATGCAGCGGGTGGTCAATTCTTTCTTCGGCGAGCCCTACACAGGAATTGGAGATCGCTTCTCACAAGACTTACTCGATGACGCGGTGACGGTGCTGACTCCCTTTATTGCTCCCCTCGAACCGGAAGCTCTCGCAGAGGGAGGTTGTACGATGGGAGTTGACGTGAACCGACCATACTTCGATGTGAGAATCTCTGATTACCCTTACGAGAGGCAAGACCAGCCGGTTCGCCGTTTAGTGTATGCAGGCAAGGTCCGAACGGAAGCGGAACTTATTGAGCTTGTCAAGAAGTACAGAGTCAAGACGTGTTGTGTTGACTCTGAGCCTGAAGCTCGATGGTCTTTGCACTTCCAAAGAACGGCTCCTTGCGCGGTGTGGCGCGTTCAGTATCGGCATGGCTCCGAAGGGCTTATCGTCAAAGATATGAACGTAGACTATAAGCTCGGCCTCATTACGGTAGACCGGACTATGGCTCTTGATGAGCTCCTATCCCGGTACGCGAGAAGGTGTGTGGCGGTTCCTCGGAATTACTCCTCGTTGTGCAACGGAGATTTTACGAAGGAAATGACCTCCGCTGTTCGCGTGCTGGACTCCGATGGGAGTTTAGAGCGTTATGTTTGGAACTCGGAGGGTTGCCACGCTCTCCATACCGATAATTACGACTACATCGCTGAGAAGGTTGGCGGTCATGTTCCAAGAGAACTCGCTGAGCGGAGTTTCTCTCGTAATATGATTCGCTCTAATCGAAGCCCTTATTCGGAGGTCTTAGATGAGATCACGAGCCTTAATGAACCCGCGTCCGGGTTCGGAAGGTCCAGACTTGGGGAAGGGATTCAGTCTTATCCTCAATCGACCGCGCGCTCCACGATGGACGGCAGATTTTGAGGTAGGCCGCAGAGTCGCCGATTTCCGAAGGTTCTTTGCCTTCTGGATTGACGTGGTTGAGGATGTTGACCTTGCTGCTTCAAGAGACCCAAACATCCACGTCAAAATGATGCGAGACCCTCAAATCTACGCCTGCTTCCAGATTCGCGCTTACGCGACAGCCTCCCTTCCTTGGGCGATCATCCCGAAGGAAGATAGTCAGGAAGGGAAAGACTACGCGAATCGCGCTGAGACGATGCTTCGGGAATTGCCGAGCTTCCCGTCGATTATCAAGAACATCCTTCTCAGTGTCCCGATGGGCTTGAGCATCCAAGAGGTTGTTTGGTGGTACAAGGACGATCTCACGATTGTTCCTCACCGCTTATGGCCTGTCCACAAGGACCGCTTCGTTTTCGACCTCGATGGTAGACTTGCGTTGAGATCTCCTATTGACGTTTTTTGGGGCGAGAGCGTTCCTGAATACACCTTCATCCCGCACGTCAGCGACCAACTTCCCGGCTCCTTCTACGCGCCTCACGAGGAAGCCCGTCAGTTCTACGGGTTCGGACTCAACGATGTTCTCTACCCAACATGGATGGCGAAGCAGATTATCATGCGTATGGACCTCCGTTATCTGGAGAGGTTCGCCAACGCCTACCGGGTCGGGAGGTATCCTCGGAGGAACGTGCAAGGTCGAGATGAAGTGAGACAGCTTTTCGATGATCTCATGCGAGATCAAGTTTTGTTGTTCCCTTCGGATGAGGGTTATGACATTGAGTTACAGGAGGCTTCCCAGGCTGGTCATGCCTCCTTTCAAGGGATGATGGACTACTTAGACCGGCAAATATCCAAGGCGTACCTCGGCAGTACGCTCTTGCTTGATATTGGCGACGTGGGAAGCTATTCTCTTGGTCGAGTCCACGAGAGAACGACCTTCGGGCGTATCGCCGAATATGACCACAACGCTGTTGCTTCAACCTTCAATGAGTTCCTTCTTCCGTGGATATTTGAGTTGAATGGGTGGCCGAAGCAGTATGTCCCTCGATTCGAGTTTACGATGAAGGAATCGCAGGACATCAATGAGCTCATCGAAGCTCTCCGTGTCTTGCAGAGCATGGGGTTCCAGGTTTCAGCGGAAATGGTTACAGAGCAAACGGGCTTCCGCCAAGCGAGAGAAGGTGAGAACATTCTCACCTTCCAAACTGGAGAGGAAGGCCAGATGCAAGTGCAGCAAACAAGTGGCGAGCAGGACATTCTCTCTCCGGAAGGAAGGCAATCACTCGTCGCTTCTACTCCCTTAAGTAAGGGCTTGAGGGAAATTCTAGGAAGGCTGGAGAGGATTGAGCTCAAGATGCTTCAACAGCAATTGAACCGCCTCCCCGGCGAAGCCGCTTGAAAAGGAGCTTGAGTCGATGGCAACAAAACGAGAGATGATCGACGATCTCTTGAAACAGGGAGTTGAAGAAGTCGAAGGTGTGGACATCACCGTTGAAAATGCTCATAAGAAGCTGACTGTTGAGCAGCTTGAGCGAGACTTAGGGCACAAGCCAGTAGCAGAGGACTCAATCGCAGGACCATCGCTTCCCGGTGTCCCGCTAGAGTTAGAGCCGGGCGACGTGCCGGGTGAGACGGAGCGACCTCCAGAAGATGTGGCGACTCATTCGGCAAGCCCGATGGTTGCGCTTGCCAAGAAACTCTTCGGGATGGTAAACTCGGTGAGAAACAATCGGCAGGTGATGAAGGACCTTCCTCATTACCAACAGGTGACTCTTTTTGGAGCGTATCTCCTAACGGGTCAAGCTCTTGGTCGTCACGACTCCTTCGGTCCAATCACGATTGGACGACAGATTCACAAAGAGGGTCTCGATTTGAGTATCCTCAACGCGCGTCCTGTCATTGAACCGGGAGAGAGCGAAGATGTTGAGCGAGAACTCTCGCTCGCGGTCAAGAAGGAGGATTACAACATGGAGGCGGCTGTCGAGCTTCTCAGCTTGCCTGATGAGCTTACGGACTCCATCCGTGAGGTGAACCGTCCTGATGTGAGAACCTTCTGCGCTGCTGTCTACGATCATATCCGGGAAGTTCGCGGGAAGGCTATGTGGACGAGAGTTCTGTTTGACTTTCATCGGAAGGCTCTTCAAGGATGTCAGATCACGGCAGCGCAACTTCTCGGCTTGACCGACTCTCATGGTCCGATCACGCTTCAACGATTCCTTAAGGTGAGTATTGGAGACCCCCGTATTCTCAACGCGATGGGGTACTACCGACCTCCAAGAGCGAGGAGGCATCGAGTAAATGAGTAAGGTTTATGCTGAGACACGAGACCTTCGAAGATTCTCTGAAGGGAGCAAAGAAGGTCCAGAGCGGTTTCGTTTGAATGAGGGCTTCGTCCGAACGGATTTGAGAACCGTGCCAAGCGCACCGACTCGGCACGCTCGTATTATTGGGACTGGTGTGCAATATGACGTGGTTCAGGAAGGAGATCAATTCTACGTTGTGAAGAAGGGTTCCTCCCAACCCGTCACGAAGCCTGTTGGTGGCGCGTTTATCGCCTTCGGTCAAATAAAGGAGCTTGAGGGTGGAAGAGCGGCAACGCCGACCGGCGGCACGACTCCTCCCCAACAACACACCGAGAAGGGGGAGAGCGCCAAGAAGTCCGACAAACAAAAAGAGGAAGAGGCCGAGGACCGCCTTGATGACCTCACCAAGTAGGAGCTACAAATGAGTCATGTTTTAGGTTATTATGAAGAGCTCGGCGTTCTGACAGCCGATCAGTCTCGGCCCGGTCGCGGCTCTTTAACGGACCCTCAACTCCTTGAGCGGAGGTTCCGTTGTGTTGAGGAGGTCCCCCTTCGAGACCTTTGGACAGACGACTTCGCTTCTGTTCTCCCGGCGGCTGCGGACGGTACGACACTCGGTTTTGTTCCCGGAGCTCACGGAACGAATACGCCAAGTGGCGTTTCCTCTGATCCTACGGGAGGGACAATTACAGAGGTCGCTCGCTTCAT